GCGATTTCATTGCTCGCAGATGACGACATATAAGGAAAAGACGATTCATAGATAATAAACTTATCTTTGTGATAAAATAAGTATCAAACCCAGCATAGTGGATACCCTTTATTAAAGGCCCATACCAAGCTAGGACTATCGGCCTGCAAAGCAGATACCCGGAAAAAGGTATGACAATTTAATTATATAAGGAGACATTATGTCTGCAAGTTTAAGCGCTGCTGCACAGCAGTTATTCGATTCAGAGGTGAAACATGCGTTTCAATCCGCTGGTCAACTAAGAGGTACTGTAACAACACGTAACGACGTTACAGCCGATATTTACAAATTCCGTAAGATGGGAAAAGGTTTAGCTAATCAGAAGGCAACTTCTGCTGACGTAACACCGATGAACGTCGCTCACTCGTTAATTAGCTGTACGTTGGCTAACTGGAACGCTCCAGAGTACACAGACATCTTTGATGCTAAAGAAGTCAACTTCGACGAGAAATCAGAACTACAACAAACAATTGCTGGCGCTTTAGGCCGTAGAATGGATCAGATTATTCTTGATTCATTAGACGCAGCAACACCTGCTGGCACCGTTGCAGCCGGTACTACTGGCTTAACAGTGATTAAGTTGATTGAAGCTTCTAAGATTCTAACTGACAAAGGCGTTCCGTCTGGTGGTCGTCACATGGCAATCTCAGCAGCAGGTCTTGAAGATCTATTAGGTGATACAACTTTCAACAGTGCAGATCATAACAATGTTCGTGCGCTAGTGACTGGTGACATCAATACCTTTATGGGTTTCCAATTCCATGTGATTGAGTCACGTACAGAGGGTGGTTTAGATATTGCTTCTGGTACACGCGAAGGTTTTGCTTGGCACGATTCGTCAGTTGGTCTTGCGGTTGGTATGGAAGTATCAGCTAAAGTTGACTGGGTGCCGCAAAAGACATCATGGTTATGTAACGGCTTAATGAAAGCTGGTGCAGTGGCTCGTGATGGCGACGGCATTGTATCTGTTAAGTGGAAAGAGTAATTTTCCAGGATATAGAACAAAGTTGAATAAGTGGCAGCAGCTTGTAACCAGGCTGTCTGCCATTTTTTTTATTTAAGGAGAAGGTATGGCCACAACAAATATACAAATTTGCTCTAATGCACTGATTTTAGTCGGGCATGGTGCGATAGCTTCCTTTACAGACGGTGGAGCCGGTGCGAATACGGCTGCCGCCCTTTACGACACAACTTACGAAAATCTATTATCTCAATACAGATGGCGATTTGCCTCTGCTAAGAAGTCATTAAACAGACTGGTGTCAGCTCCTCTAAACGAGTTTGAGTTTGCATATCAAATGCCGTCTAATTACATAGTCTCTGTTGGTATAAATCCTAGAGTTGACTTTGAAATTTACGAAGATAAGCTCTACACTAACGCTAGTGCAGTTGATCTTGATTACATCTTTAAGCCGGATGAGTCTAAATTGCCAGGCTATTTTCAAAGACTACTAGAACTTAATCTAGCCTCTATTTTTGCTATTCCAGTTACTGATAACTCGACTAAAGCAGAAGAGTACCGCAAGATGTACTCGGATCAATTGAGAGCAGCTAGGAATATTGACTCACAATCTCGACCGGCGAACGCCATTATGGACTCGCCTTTAGTTGATGCGCGGTTCTAATGCCAAGATTATTCACATTACAGACTAATTTTAATTCTGGAGAGTTAGATCCGAGACTAGCCTCACGTACAGATTTAAAGCATTTCTATCAAGGTGCAGCCGAAACTGAAAACGTACAATCATTACCGCAAGGTGGAATGACGCGACGTCCTGGACTTAAGCATATTGGTATTGCTGGAAGCACTAGCACTGTTGGTAGCGACACAAGACTGGCAGCATTTGCCTTTAATGTTGAGCAGACTTATCTATTAGTCTTTACCCCCGTTAAGCTAGAAATTTATAAGGATGATACTTTGCAGGCGACTGTAACGACACCGTATCTGGGTGCTGAATTGTCTGATATTCAATGGACGCAATCAGCCGACACCATGATTATCGTGCATGAGAACCACCAACCTAGAAAGCTTGTTCGTGGAGCGTCACATACAGTCTGGACGATTGGCGTGATTGACTTTAAAGAGTACCCGACATACGACTTTAAGTCGGACTATGATGCGTGTACATTTAAGCCGCAAGATAATGGCTCCGAGACTGATTAGACTAAATGGAATAAGATTGGTAGAGAGGTAAGAGTTTATATAACCGGAACTGGCAATGGGTCTGTAACTGGACAAAATCACATTGGCGGTATATTTGATGCTGGTGGTGGAATTATAAGAATTACAGCTAATAGTGCCAACGCCGACTTTACTGGAGAGTTGATTAGAGTCTTTGATAATGAGGATAACTCTGCAACAAATCCAGTGTTTTTGGGCGACAAGGTTGTAGTAGAGGAAAAAGCCTGGAGTGACGCTGTTACTCTTTCTGGAACACTAGGCAGAGGCTGGCCCAAGTCAGCAACATTCTATCAAGGGCGTATGTGGTTCGGTGGCTCAAGGGATCGACCACAAACTATGTGGGGTTCGGTTACTAATGATTTCTTTAACTTTGATCTTGGTACGGGATTGGATGATGAAGGTTTAGATCTAACACTAGACACAGACATGGTGAACGCTATTACCGCTGTATATGCTGGACGTCACTTACAGATCTTTACTACTGGTGGTGAGTTTTCAATTCATGACATCCCGATTACACCGAAGAAATCAGCAGTACGTCGTCAGACACTGTACGGATCTACAAATATTCCACCTAAATCAATTGATGGTGCAACTTTCTTTATTGATCGTACTGGCAAGTCGGTTCGTGAGTTTTTATTTGCGTATGCTGAGGACGCTTATACGTCTGGCACCGTTTCTTTGTTGGCTTCTCATTTGCTTAACTACCCGGTCGATATGGACATACTTAGGGGTAGTGGCAAGAGTGACGCTAACTACGTTTATTTCGTTAATGAAGATGGCACAGTGGCAGTATTCAATACGCTAAGAAACCAAGAGGTCGGTGGCTGGACTAAATGGACTACGCAGGGCAACTTTGAAGGTGTTTGCACGGTGGTTGAGGATGTTTACTTTGTTGTTAATGAAAATGGATTTAGACATGTTGCGAAGCTAGATGATACTTGCTTCACTGATATGAGTCATAAGTTTGATTATGGATGTGTGGCGTCGAGCGAAGGTACCGACACAATTGATGGTCTACATCATTTCGATGGCCAAGAGGTTCGAGTGATTGCTGATGGCTTAGTCATGGAGACTGTAACACCAGCAGACGGTCAGATCATATTATCTCGCCCAGCTTGTAAGGTTGAAGTGGGATTGAATTTCGATGTAAAGATCAAGACTATGCCGATTAATCAAGACTTCCAAGACGGCCCAACACTAACTAGAAAGAAAAGAATTGTCAGAGTAACGGCTAATTTGTATGAGACGTTAGGCATTAGGATTAACGGTGAGTTTTTAGTTGATAGAAACTTAGGAATGCCATTAGGTGTGGCAATACCTCCGTTTACGGGAAGCAAGACGATTAATTTATTAGGTTGGACGGAATTAGCACAAGTAGAAATTACACAAACAGATCCTTTGCCATTTACGGTATTAGGCATAGGCGTAGAGGTGGAGGCATAAGATGGGTCAATTTATAGCAATGTTAGGAGCGGCGGCTCCATTAGCAACAGCAGCAGAAATAGCAATGGCAAGCTCTTTAGGTGTCGGTATTGCTGGCACAGCAGCAGCAGGAGGCCTAGCAGCCAGTACGGGATTTCTAGGGTTATCTTCGTCCGCGTGGTCTGGACTGAGTACCGCAGGATCAATGTTAAGTGGTGTTGCAGCAGGCAATCAACAAGCGGCTGCTTATAAACAGCAAGCACAGCAAGAAGAATTTTCAGCTAAAGATCGAGAGGTGGCCAGACGAAAACGCCTAGTCGCTTCATTAGCTTCACAAAACGCATTTCGAGGCGCTTCTGGCGTTAGTGCTTATCAAGGATCACCGGCTGCCATGATGAAAAGCAATCTCTATGAGTATGAGTCAGATCAAATTGCTGGTGATGCAAACTTATCTATGACAACTTCATCTTTATTACAGTCTGGCAGATATGCACAGCAAAGCGGTTATATAAGCGCTGCTTCAAGCATGTTAGATTATGGATCTAGGAGAGCAAAGCGTGGCTGAATTTCAAACATACCAACGGTCTGAGTTTATAAAACCAGCTAGAGTTTCTACTGGTGGGGCGCAAAATTTACAATCTTTGTCAGACAGACTTAAATCGTTTGCAAACCAGCAGCACGCTTATGCAGATCAAGAAGCGTCGTCACAAGGCGAACGCTCTGGTCAAATGGCAGCTTCTGGAAAGATCAGTGGTGTTGAAATGCACAATAACGACACTATCAGAGGTCGAGCATTCAACAAGGGTGCGATTATGTCTCATGCTGCACAAATTCAGATTGAAGTTAGAGAAAAAGTGTCTGAGTTTGCCCGTAATAATCCTTTAGATGTAGCTGGTTTTGATTCTGGTGTTCAAGGTTTTAGTGATGGCTTGTTATCTGAGGTAGATCCGATGATTAAGCCGTACGCTGAAAAAGAAATGAACGACTATGTGTCTAGGGCCAGGATCGGTATTCAAGACAATGTTTACAAGCAGCAAACAGCAGAGAATTTAGCAATGATCTCAAGAAGTGCTGACGGCATGACAGAAGATATATTGATTGCGGCCAGGACAAATGATCCAATGATGCTAGAGAATAAGTTTACTCAATTAACCGCCTTATACGAAGAAGGCGCTAAAGATGGAGTTTTAGATCCGGCAAAGATTCAAGATCAACTGAGCAAGATTGATGAACAAATAGATAAACAAATCATGCTAGGTCATTTTTTTGGA